TTATGACCACTCATTGTCATATTCTTCACTGGCCTACCGATGACATCCTCTACTGCCTTATGCATCTTGTCTCTAATCTTGCCCATATCTTCTACAGAAATTTTGTCTGTAGATTTTGGCTCGCCAACATTTACGCCAAGCACACTTGGGAAGCAAATTGGATTCCAGTTATCACCGTCGTCATCATTTCCATCCAGGAATTCAATGACGTCAAGGCAGTACTGCCTATCTAAAAACGACTTAATCTCTACGATCTTCTCGTGGTGGCTAACTTTAATTTCCATATCTTAACAATCTCCTAGATTCTTTATATAATATTATACCAGGAAATTTCGCTCAGAGGCCCCTGCAGAATTATACGGATGACCTACTGGCTGCCAGTGAGACATGATGATATGCCTAGTACCAGAAATAACCTTAGCAACGCCATTGGGTACATCGTCGCCTTCACGGAAAATATACAAAGACCCCAGGTCTAGCTTGAGGGAAATTCCATACATGGGTATTGTAACCTCGCCACCTTCATAGCTGTCATTTAATGCCAGAATTGCTACCGCTCTGGCTGGGCCATGTCCATGTGGTGGACTTGAGGCACCCTCTGGGTGCTCGTGCCCCTTCATCTTAGAGAACTCCACTTGCTCTCCATCTAGGAAGAACTCTACCGCATCTTTAATTTTTTTACTCAACTTGCTTATTGTATCTTTTTCTATTCCTGGAACAAGCTGTGGCCACTTGTCTGAAGATCCTCCAATAGCCTCCCAGTACTCTCTAAAGCATATGGGTCCCCAGCACTCGTCGCGGGAATCGTTTATAGAAAGATAGTCTTCTAATCTCTCGGCCTCAGTGCTTGAAACAAATGACTGAATTTCAAATATTGGAAATCTATGGGCGTAAAGGACTGTAGAACTTTCGTTGTAAGATCTCAGCCTGGAAACTTCTTTAGACACTACGGCATTGTTCTCGTCAACTTCTTTATTCTCTTTATCCCAAAAATTTTGCAAATTAGCTTTATCCCTAAACTCCCAGAATGCTACAAGAACATACCGATATCCAGAGCTAATTCTCTTAACACCATGCATGTTGTCTCCCCCGCCATTGAAGATTAGAAGAGACCTACCTTTTGGAGAAATCTCTAAATCTTGATTAGGAAAATATAACTCGCCGCCTTCGTAGTCATCATTAAGGTAAAGTAAAGAAGCCTGTGGCCATACATCGATATGCTCTGGGCCAGAAGAGTTTGGAGTGTATTTATGAAAGACAACCTTTGCTAACTCAACATCTTCATTTGTACTCCTGGCTACAGCGTCTTGCATTTGCTTTATAAGACCCGAGATTCCAAATATGTTATCGAGCTTTGATTTATCAATTTCAGATGAGGGGCTTCCCTGCAGATTAATACACTCTTTATCCCACGAAAAATTATCAGAGACGTCTTCGTTATTTGGGGTGTGGTGAGTGTGAGGATGCAGGGCACAAGATGTGTCTTGCTTATCAAAAAACTTAATTACATCGGACGCCTGAGACTCTCCGATAAACTCTGGAGCCTCGGCCACTAATCCAGAATACATGTTAAAGTTATCAGATGCTGGGTTCCAGACCATATTACTGGCCCCCTTTCGCAACATCCCAAAAAGAGACTATTGAGTATCTGGTGCCAGAAGTAATTTCTGTAACACCGTGAATGTTTTCTACACCGCCACTAAATATATACATTGACCCTGGGTTCGGGTGTATGGATATATCATGCTCTGGGAAGAAAAGATCTCCACCTTCATAGTCGTCGTTAAGGTAAAGTATTCCAACATACTTTAGGTTTTCAAATCCTTCTGTTGGATTCCCCTCGAAGTCAGAGTTGTCTGAGTGAGGATTTGCGGAAGACCCTACGTCCCACTTTTGAGCATGTATGGATGATGGCGTTATAAATTTGCCATAAACAGCCGATACAGCCTCTTGTAGCTTTGAGTTTATAGTCATAAAGACAGCGTCTTCTAGCCCAAAGTCAGATGGCTTTGAACTTCCAGCTTCTACGGGGGCGCCGTGAGATCCATTAAAAGCCGTCTCTCCCCATCTGTCTTCTTTCTTAAAGTATTCAACCAGAGACTTTGACATCTCTTCAGAGACGAATCCAGGAATCTCTACAATCCTGTTTCTCTCTACTCCTAGCTGTCCTTTGCCGTTAGTGATAACTTCGTCTTTAAAAAATACAAAAGACTTTGATTCTAGTTTTGGGATGCTATTCTTTTCCTGGGTCATTTAATGATACCGCTTTCTTTCTAAATCCTGCTTGGAATGTTCGTCTTTGTTCTAGCCATGTCCATAAATCTTCTCCGTATTCTTCTACTCCAGCCTGGTACTCTTCTGATCCATGATACAGGTACGAGTTAAAAAAGCTAACAAAGTATTTATCCCCTCCCTGGACCCTATTTACACAGTGAAAGTAGTAGCCGTTTTCTGAAAGATATTCTGGATTTCCAGATGGAAAAACAACGACGTCTCCTTTTTCTGGAGTAAGAACAACCCTTCCAGAATAGTAAGACTCATCTTTGGCAAACTGCTCTGACCTCTTGTAGTATGGCCTAGCTAGTCTTGGCTCTATATTATACACGACTTCTCCGCCCAGATAGTTGTCATTTAAATACATAGTCGTTGTGGTAATTGACTTTTTCCCTGGGTTACCCTTCAGCGAAAATGCAAAGTCGGTATGGTAGTTCATATGGAATTCTGGAGTATTTGGGGTAGGTGCTTGGAGAGAATGATCATACTTATAGAAGGCTGGGCCATCTGGAAAAGTCTCCAGTCCATAATCTAAACCATGACTTTTGGAATAGTGTTCAAGACTTATAAAATAGGCATCATACATCTCAGACAATAGCGATACCTCTTCTTTATGAAGATCTGAACTTATTAAATCAGGCCAAAAAAATGATGTATCTTTTCCAACGTATTCTTTAGAATATCCGCCAAGACCAGCTGGAACCTGAGTTCCTAAGTTGTTCCACTGTCTCCATCCACCAAACCTGCTGTACTTTTCGGGGTTCTTCTCTGAATCAATTAGAACCTCGTGAATTCTATCTATGCTAGGTAGCAGATTTTTGTACACCCTAACCATGGGTGCACCTTCTAAATCATAGTACTCTAGCTCTGACATCAGTATAGACCGCACTCCTTATCGCTGGCAGATGTCCTCGTTTTCAGAATTTGAAGTTCTTGGTGGGTCTTTACCCTTGACTTAATTCTCTCGGTCTCCATCTTCTCCCAGACCTCTTCTCCATACTTGTCTTGTCCTGCTAACCACTCTGGAGTTCCCTCAAACGGGATTAGGTAATATGACCTAATAAAGTATTTGTTAGAGGGGTTCTCCTCTGACTTCCAAGTCCTACTTACCCCGTGAAAGTACGTACTATCTTCGGAAAGCACGTCTGGATGTCCCGATGGGAAAACCAAAACGTCACCAGCTTGTGGCTTGTAGATATTGATCTCAGAGTCTTTTAGTGGGATCTCTCCAAACGAGTCTGCGGCACTTCCGCTTAAGTTAAACCACATTTCTCCGCCCTCATAGTCATCATTAAGATACATCGTACAAGTAATAGCGAACTTGTCTCCAGGCTCATCTCCACGAATAAAGTCATAGTCTGTGTGGTATTTCATGCTAAGGTAGTCAATTCCACAATGCTCCATCTCGGAATCATACTTGCAAATTGATGGCCCCATGGTTGTCCAGTCATCGCCCTTAGTTACATTGTTGTACCTCATGTAGTGTTGCGTTGCGGTTGCAAAAGCATTATTCAGCTCTCTAACAATAACTTCTTCTGCTGCCTTCTTTTCTTCATCTACAAGGTCTTCGTAAATTGGATTAAAGTTTATCCCACCAATTGTTTCTCCGAATACATGCCACTTATCCCACATGTTAAAGTAATAAGATGCTGCCCTGTCTTGTCCAGACTCTTTAAGAATCTCTACTAGCCTCTCAGCACTTGGCAACAAGTTTTTATACACATGAATCTTTGGGTAAAACTCTTCAAACTTTACTGAGTCCAAGATCTCTGGAGACACTGGGTCCTGGCCCCAACCAGTTCCACCTCTAACTATATTTGGCATCAAACTCTCCTAGCTCTGTAATTGTCCAGAAGAATGGAACAGTATATCTTTCACCAGAGGTAATCTCTGTAATGCCGTGTATATAGTTCATGTCCCCTGGGAAAAAGTATGCGGCACCTACTTTTGGCTTAAACTGAATCCCCTGATTTGGGAAAAAGAGCTCTCCGCCTTCATACTCATCATTTAGGTAGAATAATCCTGCTAGGTCATACCAAGGGAAAGCATTAGGCTTTCCTGCGTCGTCGCCTAGGTGCAGCTCTTTATCTGCATGTGGATTTTGAAGAGTCCCTGGTGTCCAACGGACCAAGGCTGGCTTAGTTGGGAAAGCTGTTACGTTAAAAAACTTTTCGACAATTGGCTTAAATCTGGCTACTGCGTTAGAAATTACCACAAGAACTTCTGGGTTAGCTTCTGTCAGAGTATTCCAGGTAGCTACCCGATCTTTCCAATAAGAGGCATCATAGATCTGAACCCCCTCATCGTTATACTGATCTTCTGTATAGTCCCAGTGGGTATTAGTTTTCATGAAGTTCTTCAGGTATGAGATTTCTTCTGGGGTAAGGAAGTTTTCAATTTCTACAATATTGTCCGCAGAATTACCAAAATAACCAGATGGCGTAATGGAGTATGGGTCTGGACCTCTATAGAAATCGCTTTCATATAGGTTTGCGCCTTCGTGTGCTTCTTGATGATTTGTCATAAGTCTATTTTAACATATCCCATGGATATAATTAGTTATACTTCCTTCTCTCCCAAACCTCATTAAGATATACCCCGCCTTTTGATGTTCTGTATTTCTTAATGTTTTCCATATTGTCATTATAAATTTTCATCTGATCTGGGTACTCGTACTCGGAGTCCCAGTTCTCTCTTTTGAACGGAATGATTTGTAGGAATGGAGTGCCCTTTGGAAGAATGCCCTCGAAATCTTTTGCCAAGAAGAATGGGACAGTTCCGAATAGGTTTACAACATCACTGTCAATAAAGCCGCTAGTTGTTTCAAACGGTAGCTCATATCTATTGATTGGCTGTACGTATAGTGCGCTATACCCCTTTGGGAGCTTTACCGCCCACTCTCCGTACCAAGCAAAATGAAAAGCGTCGTAGCCCCACGGCACCTGGAATCCAGGCATAGGGGGACGCTCCTGAACAAAGTTTGGGAACCTGCTGTCAAGAATCTCTACATGGGGGACTCCGCTATCATCCCTGGTAAACTTTAGGTCACATGGGGTCTTAAATGCATAACCAGAGTCCATGCCGTCATAGACCACAGGACAAGACTTCCAGCTATGGATATTGTTACCTTGCTGGTCTTTATAATTCTGACCAGAGGGGTCTTTGTAGTATCTGTCTGCATTGCGATACCACTCGGGGATCGTCTTTCCGATTGGCCCTGGATCAGTCTCGTTGTCTTTTGGATCCACTGCATAAGAATCTGCAATAAATGTAATCTTTTTAGAACTCATAATTCACCTTCATTATAACCTTTTTTGCTTCGTGCTCACCCTGTGGATCTCCATTATGATCTACTGCGTCTCTGTAGAAGTGTGTCCACTCCCCTGCCATATTCAACTCTTGGCTCTTTTCTCCACGCTCTCTCATTCGGTTCTTCCAGGAATAGTCTTCATGGGGTGGCCTCTGATTATGGACAGAAACCTCATATTCCTGGAGTCCAGTAAGAGATACTGGCATGATAGCAGCCACAGGAGTCCCAGCAGGGATAGTAATTTCGATGTTAGGCTCTGTGATCATCCATGCTATGGGAAGCTCTCCTTGGAGTGCTGAGGGGCTTATAATGGTCGATATACACTGTGCACCCCTTATAAATTGATTTGGGACTGGCATGGTCAATAGTGATGTGGTTTCTTCAAAATCAAAGACCAGGTCGGTAAAGAAGCTTATAGTGCGGTTGCCTCTGCCGCTGTGCACATACTTATGTCCAGACAGAACAGTGACATGCTTGTCAGTAGAGTCATTTACTCCGTCCCAAACAAAGGTAATGTCTTCTGGATATGATATACCCCAGCCAAGCCTATTTACCAAAGACATTGGGAAACACTGATAGGCATGCCTGTCAAAAGTGGTGTCCATCCAATCCCTCTGCAAGGGTAGCTGATCTATCTTTCCATACTGATTACTGCCAGTATAAACATTTACCTTTTTCAAAGGCTACTCTCCAGTCTCTGCGTAGAACTTGTCATTATGAAACTTATTTGAGTAGTCGAGCATCGTTACGATTGAATACTTTGTCCCGCTCTTAACTGGCATAGCTTGGTGCGGGAACATATAGTTTGATGGGAATACAAAAAGATCTCCAGCCTTTGGCTTGATCTTGACCCCCTGCATTCTAAAGTTTATCTCTCCACCCTCATAGTCGTCATTAACGTAGCCCACTAGGGATACTACACAATTGTAAGAGAAACCATGGTCTGTGTGCTCTTGAAAGTGCTGGCCTGTGCCATACTTTACAAAGTTTAAAGCTTCCCAGTATCTAAGCTCTCCCACATTAAACTGTTTGGTGTAGTGCTTAACTGCCTGTAGCTTTCTAAACTGAACGTCTTCCCACAAAGACTGCAGTTTTAGAGAGGCTTCTGATGTGTCTCCCTCAATATCTGTTTTTTTAAACTTGATATCGAAGCAGTCTCTATACTCTGGCATCTTCATTCCGTACCCAACCATTGCTTCTGCATAGTTGTAATTATTAGTAGGGTCAGACACTACTGTCTCTAGCCTATTAATAATGTCTAGCTCTGGCTTCAAGACGCCATGGTAAACCATGATCCCATTACCAAGATCTGTTATGTCACTCCAGGTTTGCTCTTCAATAGCGTACCAGTCGTGAAGTCTTTTCTCGTGTGACTCGATTGAGTTGTCCATGTCTCCCTCTTAATATGTTAGCTTGCTTGTATCTACTTTTGTATAGTCGAAGTACTTTGCTCCGCCCCTATCGTTATAGTCTGTCATGACAACAATAGAGTATTTGTTTCCATTTACGATTGGCTCTGATGAATGCTCGTAGATATATGTTGATGGAAATACCACCAAATCACCTGGCTCAGGCTTAATCGATAGGTTAAACCTGGGGAACACAATCTCTCCCCCGTCATAGTCGTCATTTAGATAAGCGACTGCTGAAACCGTAGTTACGTATGCTGGACCATGATCAGCATGTACTGCGAAATGTTTTCCCGTGCCCTCATATTTTACGTAGTTGAACACTTCATAGTATCTCATGACTACGCCCCAGTATTGGCCATAGTCTTCTACGTGTGGGTATATTGACCGAAATGAATCTTCGTGAATTCTATAAAGATCCTTGTTCCAATCAGTTTCTGGTCCTAAATTTTTTTGGCCTATCTTAAAGTCTAAACAATTTCTAGCTTCCAGGATAGCCTCATGCCCCTCTGTAACCTTAGCACCTTCCCAAGAAAAGTGCTGGCTGTCAGTAAGGTTGCCTTCTAAGGTACCAATTATATCCTTACACTGCTCTTCGGTAAAGATATTCTTGTATACATTAATTCCAAGTGCTGGATTTTGCACAACGGTTCCGTTAGGCATTACCCTGTCGGGTAGCCTATTGTTTGCTGTTTCTGATCTGTCTTTTGTTAACCAGGGATTACTCATGGGATAATTATATCATAAAGAAAGGGCCCCCGCTTTTACGAGGGCCCTAACTTTGTTAAATGTTACTTGTTGTGAACTAGGTATCCACCTGCTACGAACCAGTCTTGAGGCTCGCAACCGATCAGGTAGGTCATCTGTGGCTCTTCGACGTTGTGAATTGTCTCAACAACATCTTCTGAGTACGAACCATCTTCTAGTACCTGGATCAACGTATCCCCAACCTCAATGTCTGATGTTGGTACGATTCTGTATACCCCATCACGCTTGACGTAAATTGTCTGTGTGAATGAGAACTTAGCAGCCTCGTTTCCGTTGAAGTAGACGCATGGTGACATCTTGGGACCTAGGTAGAGAACATCTGTCTCTACAACATCGCCAAATGTCAGGGTGTCTGATGACCACGCAAACATGGACTCCTTGGCATCGCCTGGGTCTGTAGCTGTCATCTCTCCAAGAGATGGAACTACGGCCTTGTCTCCGACAACCACGTCCTTTGCAGGAATCTCACCACGAGCAGTCCTAACCAAAGTGTCTTCGTGGATACACCATGCGTGGAACCTTGGGAAGAACGGTGGGAAGTGCGGTGGGAAGTGTGGCGGGAAGTGTGGTGGGAAGTGCGGTGGGAAGTGCGGTGGGAAGTGCGGGAAGAAGGGTGGGAAATGCGGGAAGAACGGTGGGAAGTGTGGGAAGAACGGGAAGAACGGGAAAAACGGGGGGAAGTGTGGCGGGAAGTGTGGTGGGAAGTGCGGTGGGAAGTGCGGGAAGAATGGGAAGAACGGAGCAAGGGTGGTAATGTTACCAGACCAAGGAGACCATTCACCTAAACCATTAGCGTTCTCTGCTCTTACACGGTAAGCCTGCGAGGTGTTAGCCTCTTGGGCAACAACTACAGACAGGTCTGCAGTGGATCCAGACTTTGCATCATCTGACTCCCAGTAATACATTGTGATTGGAGTGCCACCGTCGCCAGGGGCAATCCAAGTAACGGTGTCCTCGTTAACCCCAGCTGTAGCAGTAGGTGCTGAAGGTGTTCCTGGAACAGAGGTTACGTCTACGGACAGGCCGTCTGAAGCAGCAGATGTTCCAGCTGCGTTCGAGGCGGTGGCAGTAAATGTGTAAGACGTAGAGCTTTGCAATCCATCCACAGTAATAGGGCTAGTTGCATTTGATACTACTACTGGCGATCCAGCGGCTGGTGTTGCTGTAACTTCGTAAGAAGTAGCCTCTGGTGAGCCAGCTGGTAAGCTAACAGTTACAATAACTTGACCGCTTGCAAAAGGCCTATTAGTTCCAGTGTTTATAGCAGAGTCAATAATCGGTTGCTTTGGTTCCAGGAAGTCATTCTGCTGAGATGACCTTCCCCCTGCTTCTTTTCTAGCCAATATTCTCTCCTATTTCCTATTAAGCCTTTAGGTCTCCATATACGACCCAGCTGTCTACGCCACGCTTTAGAAGCGTAGCTGATGACCACTGAGTACGTAGTACGAGTCCTGGAGTAGCATTTACTGTTACCCCCGTGTCTCCAGCAATTGTAACTGTTCCAGTGCCAGAGGCAAATACATCAATAGATGCTCCGACTGGCCAAGCAAGTGACAAGTTAGTTGGGATTGTGAATGTAACTTCGGTTGCAGAGTTCATCTCAACAATTCCATCTTGGTGATCTAGGGTGTCTAGGGTATAGCTTGCAGTCTTCTCTGTAAATGTAGAGATAGATGGGACGCCAGCCTTTGTCTGCTCGGAGCCATCAGGGAACACGACCTTGCCAGGAGCAATGGGTGCAAGCTCAAAGCTAGCGTGAGTGGTGTCAATGAATACTGACTCGTCTGGCTCTGGGGTATATCCATCGTAGAACTTGAAGACTCCATCAGTGGCATCACGGAATAGACCTGCGTGACCATACCCAGTGCCGTTTACAACGTCATAGCGTCCAGCAGACCAACCTAGGTCAGGGTTGAAGTGTGACTTTCCACGAATCGTTCCGCCACTTACATAAGTGTCTGTTACAGAGCTTAGGATGGTGATGGTGTTGCTTGTTACGGCTGTAACCTCTACACCGTCTCCATTAACATCGAATGCAACTGGGGTAACTCCCGTAACTGTTACGTAGTCTCCAAGCTTGATGTCGTGGTTTTCTGTAGTAGTAAAGACAACATTGGTTCCGTCTCCAACTGCATTTGATAGATCAAACAATCCAGCCTGGTTTAGGTAAATCATGTTGTCTCGTACGACGAGGTCAGAGGCACTAATAGTAGTAGTAGTGCCCTGTACCGTTAGGTTTCCAGTAATGATTAGGTCAGCTGCTTCGGCTGTACCACTGAAAGACGGGCTAGCGATATTCGCCTTAAGGTCTAGAGCTGTCTGTGTAGCTGTAGAAACTGGCTTGTTTGCGTCTGTAGTGTTGTCCACATTTTCAAGACCAACCATAGTCTTATCGATACCAGAAACAGTACCAGTAAATGTTGGGCTAGCAAGATCTGCCTTGGCTGTATCTAGATCATCGATCTGAGTCTGAACAGCAGAAGTCACTCCATTAAGGTAGCTAATCTCTGTGGCATCTACATCACCAATTGATGTGGTAGATGGTAGAGATACTGTACCAGTGAAGGTAGGTCCAGCCTTAGGTGCAAGTGGTGCAATAGCCGTTGCTATTTCTGAGGTAATGTCTGCATTGCTTGGGATGTAGTCCAGTGCTGCATAAGCGTCTGCTCCATTTCCAATCTTCACTCGAACCTCTGCACCACCAGTCTCAACGTTTAGAGAGCCAGACTCTGGGATAGAGACATCTGAGGCCCACTCCGTTGCTGACATTACTGTAAGCTTGGAAACGTCTTCTGAAAGAGCTAGACTTGCATTAACGTATGTTTGAATTTTTCCTAGGGTGTCGAAGGGTGCGGTTGCACCGTCCAAAAGGTTAGTAAATTCTGTAGCTACAGAATTTTGAACTTCCAAAAGTGTTTGATAACCTTGATCAACAGCGCCGCCCTCGATGGCATCTTTTACTGTATTTAGGAATGTTAAAGGAATCTGACCCACTTCATCTAGTCTTACGCCATTAACATTTTCAAAGAAGCCAGTTGCAGAATTGTACATAAGAACTTGATCGTCCAAAGGTGTATCAACTGCTACGTCAGTGTTATCGCTGACTGTTGTCGTCTTTTCAATAATGTTCCAGGCTGTCCTAGATGAGTCATAAACGTATCCTTTGTGAACGTCGCCATTTGTTGGTGTAGCTGGGAAGTCGTTGTTGTTAATTCCATAAGAATCGTCTGCATAATCTGCAGATCCACCCTGCTCTACCCATGCAAACACTGCATTAACAGTGTTTATATAAATATATACGTGCCCATTTGATCTGTCGTACCAGACGTCTCCCTCTTGCAGAATCTCGCCTGAGTCATTTCCGTCTACGGTTGGGGTAGTGTCAGAAACAAAGACATGCTTAAAGTTAGCGATACCTGACTCAATGCTGGAGACCTGGCTGTTAAGAGTTGTAATTGCAATGTTGCTATCTACGTGAGAGTTATCTACGTAATTCTTAGTTGCTGCATGTGACGGATTTGTTGGGTCCTGAGCCAAGATAACGTCGCCAGAAACAAGAGATATAGCTCCAGAGCTCATAACCAGATTGCCAGACATGGATCCACCCGTTAGGGATAGCTTTGAGTTAAGCCCCGATGTGATGGTTGTAATAAAGTCTTCATCGTCACCAATTGCTGCTGCTAGTTCATTAAGGGTGTCTAGGAGCTCTGGGGCACCGTCAATAAGTTGATCTGCACTAGCAAAGTATGGGATTGCTGCCCAAGCTGTTGTTCCGTCTCCGAATTTAAACTTTGTTGTGTCTGTTTCAAATCCGATTTCACCAGCAGCAAGAATTGGGTTAGCCGCTGTCCACTCAGCAGATGTTCCTCTGCGTTGTATCATTCTTGTTGCCATATTGTAATCTCCTATGTCTAGTATAGCATTTGTTTTTAACGGTTAGGCCGCGCCGCCGTCTAGGATTGTATCCCAAGTTACTGATGATGGTCCTCCACCCTCGATTGTTAGAATCTGAGGATCATCGTATTGAGAGCTGTCATAAAAGACAGTCTCGATTCTTCCATCTCCATCTAGAGATGTGTCATGGATGTGGTCTGGTACGGCTAGGGCTTCTACGTCTGTAGCCAGTGTCAGCCATGCACTTCCATAAAAAACTTTAAGTCTTTGGATAGATGTGTCAAACCACATTCTACCATCGTTTGGAGTAGCAGGAGCGGTAGACGAAATGACTGGAGCAATGTTTTCTTCAACGTATCCCCTCGTCACTGCGTGAGTTGAGTGAGTTGGAGCTGGGACTGTTACTGGGTTACCGAAGGTTGCCCCTCCAGTTACTGCTAGTCCATGCTTAACTTTGAAGTCTTTGCTTACTGTAGCCATTTCGTCTACCTTTCCTGTTTACTATTTATTTACGCGATTAGTGTACCAGTAGCGCGTACTGTTGTGTTGTCGTTTACGACGGTAGCCTGTAGTTCTACATCCGTACCGTTCATAACTGCGGTAACATCCATCAAAGCTCCACCAGTGTTTACTAGTGCATACTCTGTGATTGCTACGTTGAGTGAGCTATCCAAGGTTACCAAAACTTCGGTTACCTCGGTGTGTGAGCCAGTATCTGCCTTAACAACGAACTTAGCTGATGTGTAAGTTCCGCTATCGAAGGAGTAGACTGTTCCAGTTGTGTTCTGGGTAGCTACGTCAACAGTTGAAGCTACGTTAAGAGCAATACTGTTGATGTCTACCTCAGTAAATACTGGGGTAACTGCCTCAAGAGCATCTACTGCACGCTGGTCGGTGAAGTAAAGGTTTGATCCTTCAGCTAGGTCGTCAGTTGTTGAGTCGTCTACACCGTTCTCAGCGGTAATGGTTAGACCATTCTCATCTCCAGTAATAGAGATGTTTGTCTGAGTAGCATTTGTTAGCAGGTCAGCAGCTGATACCTTTGCACGAGTGTCGGTGAAGTACTGGTTTGTACCCTCGGCAATGTCGTCTGTATCTAGTGCACCAACTGTGGTGTCGGTGTAGCTGTTAGCGTTGCTCTCTGCCGTGTTAGCCTTGGTTGTAGCGTCTGTGGCTGCTGTGGCAATTGCGTCTGCTTCAGCTGTGTCTGCGTAGGACTGAGCACTAGCTAGGGCACTGTCTGCCTTGCTAGTAGCATCTGCAGCAGCTGTAGCGATAGCGTCAGCTTCTGCAGTGTCAGCATATGCTTGTGCACTTGACAGAGCAGAGTTAGCCTTAGACGTAGCATCTGCCGCTGCGGTAGCAATTGCATCAGCTTCTGCTGTGTCAGCATAGGTTTGGGCACTTGCCAAAGCCGCATTAGCCTTTGTGGTTGCATCTGTAGCAGCTGCAGAGATAGCATCAGCTTCTGCTGTATCAGCGTATGTCTGGTAAGCAGTTGTGATAGCTGTCTCGCGAGCATCGGTGTAAGATGCGGCGGTAGCCTCTGCGGCAGCCTGAGCGGATGAAGCTGAACCAGCTGCATCATACCAGGTGTCAACTATTGTACGGTTGACCTCTACCTGAAGACCATCTACTGTAATGCCAGTACCAGCAGTTACGGTACCCTGTCCAGAGAACTGGGTCCATGACTGACCAGTAAAGTCTGTCATGTAGTGGTTTCCCTGTACCCATGAGGTTGATCCGTACTGAGTACCTTCCTTAACGTATACAGCTGCAGCGTCTAGCTCAGCAAACTCATCAGAGTCCGCTGGGCGGGATAGAGTATAAGCAGCACCATTGTCGTTGTATACGTAGATACCGTTTTCAGAGTCGTTGGTCTGACCAACAAGCAAGATGCGGTATACACCATCGTCTGTGCTGTCAAGAGCAGCGTGACCATCGATAACTAGTGTGTTAGTGTTACCAGTTAGTGCAATGTTGGCATCTGCCTTAAGGTTAACAGCTGACTTCCAAGCAAGACCAGATACGGCATTGTCGGTGTAGGTGTTAGCACTTGCCAAAGCAGCGTCTGCCTTAACAGTAGCGTCTGCGGAAGCAGTTGCCTCTGCTGCGGTCTGAGCTGCATTTGCCTTTGAGGTTGCATCGCTTGCAGCTGTGGCAATAGCGTCCGCCTCAGCTGTGTCTGCATAGGACTGGTAAGCAGTTGTGATTGCTGTCTCGCGTCCGTCAGTGTATGAGTTAGCTGATGAGATAGCATCTGTTTCAGCTGTGTCTGCGTAGGACTGAGCACTAGCTAGAGCGGCATTTGCCTTTGAGGTTGCGTCTGCTGCTGCAGTAGAAATTGCATCTGCTTCAGCTGTGTCTGCATAGCTCTGAGCAGAAGCTAGAGCGGCATTAGCCTTTGAGGTTGCGTCTGCGGCTGCAGTCGCAACTGCATCGAGTTCTGCCTGGTCAGCGTAAGACTGAGCTGCTGTCAAAGCATTGTCTGCCTTTGTGGTGGCATCAGCTGCTGCGGTAGCAACTGCACCAGTTTCTGCTGCGTTGGCCTTTGAGGTTGCATCTGCTGAAGCTGTCGCTTCTGCGGCAGACTGAGCAGCATCTGCCTTTGTGGTGGCATCTGTAGCTGCAGCGGAAATAGCTGCTGCTTCTGCTGCATCTGCGTAACCTTGGGCTGCGGTGTCATTTGTTGACAAAGTTGTTTCAAGGTCTGATCCGTTAAGAACAACTGAACCAGCTGTAACCTCATTAGCGGCGAAGTCACCGTTTGCGTCCCTGAGTACCAGGGTATCTGGTGTAGCGTCTGAAGTTCCAGATCCACCTACCAAAGCGGTAATATACGCTTGGTCAGCGGCATCCTTGGTTAGAATATCATTACCGTTTACTGTAGCTGTAGTACCTTCAACGACTAGACCGTTTTTTACTCTAAAGTTCTTAGCAATTGTAGCCATTTACTTTATTCACTTCCTTCTATAATTTGTCTAGGCCTTTAGACCAACACGTGCAAACCTTGCAGTGATTGGAATAACGGCGGGGTTAGGGCTAACTAGCAATTGTAGTTTGCCTGCGGCAGCTGTAACAGTAATGGTTCCAATATCCCCATCATTGCCTATGCTTCCATACTCAGCGACGTTTATGTTTTCTGCGTCGATGAGAATACTAAATTCTGTGGCGTAGTACTTATTAGCTCCGCCAGTGTTTTTCATAATTGATACGATGTACTTAACCATTCTCCAGTCAGCGGTATTAACCTCGTCAATTACAGTTGGATTTTCTAGGCCTGGGACTTCGGACTCGTTATTCCCGCCAGAACCGAGATCGGTAGATTTAGCGGAAAGAGTTTCAATTAAATCGATGTAATCTTGACTGCTGGGGCGGTCTCCAGATTCGAACCTAGTTTTGATGTAGTCAATGTCTTGTATGGCCATAATTCTCCTATTATAAGCGTTGTTTTAAAAGATTTCTATTTAAATAGAAACCCAAGCAACGTTTCCATTGCCGTCTGTAGATAGGACCTGCCCTGGCAGACCGTCTTCGACTGGAAGAGAATAGTTCGTTCCTTGGAAAACTAGGATCCATGAAGACCCACTATATACAGAAAGGTTTGAATCAAAATCATTAAACCAAATTGGGGTTGATTCTGGATTCACTGGGCCAGTCGGGCCCACGTGTAGAGCAGCACGGTCGTCAGCGAGGGTGTCAACAAGATTCTGAAAATATTCAGAAGAGAGCTTCTTCCCTGGGTCAAATTGTGCTTTTAATTCATCGATAGATACTACTGGCATAGATATATTTTAACATACATTTTTAAAGAATATAATTATTATAGCCAATAACTTGGATTCCAATTCCTGGAAATCCTGAAGGACCGTATCCTGGAACACCAATAGATGTAAAGCGAATTCTAAATGGAAGATTCTGAGTAACTTTTGATTTGAAGGTGTTTTTTTCTCGAACCATTGCTACAGGATAGTTGGACTCTTTAAACCTTGCATTAAATGGTGCGGGATTAATAAAAGTGATGGTAGCCATATTATGGCCTATCCGTTATGTCCTCGACCACAATAAAAGAGCCCTGAGCCACAGTCCATACAATTTGGTCTTGGGGAAGCGAGAGCTGAATGTCAAACACGTCTCCCGTTTCTAAAATTCTAGTTTCGGATGCGGCTAGAGTAACAGTAAACTCTCCTTCGAGATCATCTGCGTCTGCCGCTGGCGTAATTGGAAGGATAACCACGCCGTTTCTCTTAATTTCCATCTGAATTGTCCAGTCTGGAATATTTAATGGCTGCCTGGCATCGTCTGTAACATATGACTTAAATGAAGCAGTGTCACCGCGCATTAAGGTCCAAGTGACCTGTGGTGGTCTGCTTCCAATATCGTAACTTCTGCTAGCCATAGTAGTTTTATTATACCATATCTATTCGTATCTTATGAAGCGTTCTGTGCCATCCTGCAAAATCTCAATTCTAGAGTATGTTGCTAATAGTGGCATTGGGTCCTGGGGAATACCGTCAATAATAATTTCAAAATGTAAATGATCTCCAGTTGAGACTCCAGTATTTCCGACTAGTCCAATTAGCTGACCTTTAGTTACTATTGACCCTATTCCGACATTTTTAGGGATTGATCCATCTTCAAGGTGTGCGTAAAGACTCTTCCACCTCTCAAACTCTCCGTCTACCTCAACGCTTGGAACCAGATGCTCAATAACCACCCAATTTCCAAATCCACCATTGATTCCCGCCTGAACTACCATTCCATCAAGAATTGCAACTACATCTGCCCCAGCACCTGGAATAAAATCAACTCCGTGGTGATCTGAGCTGCAGACATCGCATGGTGGCTCTCTCCAGCCAAAGTCACTGCTAACATCTGCTGGAGATACTGGAAATCTGGCATTGCTGTAATTTAACTTATTAAGCCTAGTAATCTCTACTGGGTCTGGCTCGGGCTCGAACTTTTGATCTAAAGAAGTATCTTCTGTGCCCCAGATCAAAGCATCAATTGGTCCGCCCTTGCCAAAACTTTCGGTCTTGATGAGCGGAGAGGTCGTCTCTTCCTCGAAATCTGGAATTGCATAAGTAATATCATTTTGCATGTTTGCTGGAACTTGTGAAAAAATCATTGGCACAAACATATAACCAAAAATTAACATCGCTGGCAAGGTCAGGTTACGGTCGTGAATAGTCTTTATGAATTTCATAATAATATCCTTACGTTTTGCGTAAGATTCTATCTTATATGATCTTTATGGTTTTGTCAACTATTAGTAGACAGGACCAGATGCTACCCACTCATTAGTCCCGCGCTTACGCAGGGAAGCTTCCTGGTATGGCTCAATAGTACCTGGGTTGCGTACGGTGACTCCAGGGGCTCCAGTAATCTCCAGGAACTCAGTTTCTGATCTATTATAAACGTTAACGATAGATCCGATTGGAAATGCCGCGGTAGTGTTTAGGGGAATCGTCAGGACTCCTCCTCCGACAACATTCATTGAAACAATTTCGTTGATGTCTTCAATAACTAGCGTGTGATCTACGGTGTATTCGTTTTCATAAAAATACTTTGGAGCAAACGCATTGTTAGCTGCTGTTTTTGTATATACATCTGACTTAAGGGGATATCTGGCGTCTGTAATTGCGACGATATCTGTTTGAGAATAAGACCTGATCCAAGAAGACCAAACATCTAGGTATTTCATTCTCCAGAATACTCTATTAACTGGGTAGCCAGTATCTCCTAGCATGTGGTACTCGTGCAAAACAATAGCCCCACTATTTACAACTTTCAGCAAGCCAGAATAAATCTGCTGCACGCCTAATGAGTCTGGAAATGTTGGATAGTTCAAGCCAGTTCTTGCATTTGTAACAGAGGGCTGAATAAAATATCCACTTGTAGTATAGCTATTTAAATTTGCTGCAGACGGGATTGTGGCTGGAACCTTATCAATTTTTGTGTCTTCTAGATTTGTTAAGTGTCCAGCTATTGAGTTTGACACCAATGGGTCTGGGGCATCGGTATCTTCTCCATAGTGATATAACCTAAGTGCCGTTTGAATATCAGCATTTTCATTGTATGCTGGAATCTGTGTATTGTATGGTGCGTCTGGGCCGCCGATATCATTTGGCATTATTAAATAACTCCTAAGCTTTCAATGTAATCACGGATCTCGGCTGGGCTCTGTAGCGTTACCAAAAGCTGTGCAAATAGAGTCTTGTCATTTACGGGCACAGTGTAAGTGTCGGTGACCTCAACTGCAGTAAAAGTTATTGGAAGCTTTAGCTGGTTATCGTTCTCGTCTAGGTAGACATCTGAGATAACATAAGTGGATATCGTCGGGAACAGGTCCAGGGTCTCTCCTCCGCCTGGATTTAAAGTGTACAGCGGGTTAAAGTTGCTAATGCTAGACTGAACGTTAAAATATGCAGCCGATCCTGGCTGAGTAAAAAAGTTTACGTCAATCGCCTGAGGGCTACCTGAGTCAGTCACTCCAGCAATTCCTAGATCTGAGATATTAATCTCAGTTGTGCCGACTCCAGCAGTAAACGTAATCGGCCTCGTAGTGCTATAAATATTAATAGCAAGCTTAATCGCTGGCCTCCATAGTAGCTGACCATCTTGGTTTACGTACTGGTACATCTGCAAATAATTTTCAGACGAAGGGTCTACCACAACATAAAAGTCAAAAACTTGTGGTGGTGAAATAAAAGTATCTTGCGCGGCTGGACTATTAGGGTCTGGAAAACCATACATGATAAAGGTACCGCGCTGCCCCTGGGCACCGCTGTCTAGGCTAAGACTAATACTTGATGGTCCACCAAGCACACTAATATCGTTGGAGGACACAACGACATCTGCCATTATGAACCTCCACTAGTAAATACTTCATTGATAGTTCCTGCAACCAGATCGAAGTTTCCAACGGGATCTGAGAATCCAGCAGTGTTATATGAAGCAACAACATAGATATATGCTGTTCCAGACTCGAGTGCTGCAGACTCAATTCCAAAGGCTGGTATTGCGGTAGTGTCTGTAACAGAGTAAGAGGTGTCTGTAGTTGTAAACGGAGTAGCTGCTGGAAGAGTGTTGAGTAGCTGCTGAAGAACTAGGGCACTTTCGTAAGATGGACTATATGGAATTGCATAAATGCGATATCCATCTGGAGCACCGCCAATTTCTGGAGCTGTCCAGGATAGATTAATCGAATTATCGGTCACGGAGTATACCGTTACAAGAGTTGGAATAGACGGGGCGGTTGGAAGCGCATCTGGAAGTGGGTCTACCCTATTGCTAATAGTTAGACTTCCAGTTAAGAGCGTGTGGACCGAGTCATAAGGACTGCCAGTCTTACTAATTTTTACGTCGTAAACATAAGACTTGGCTGGATCTAGGTCTGCTGAGTTCAATGGGGTGATAGCGCACTCTACATTTGTTCTATCTACAGAAAATTCTGCATAGGCGGCAATTGATTCTGAGCCAGCGACAACGGGGCCCCTGTTTTCAGCAATAATAAACTCTACATCCGTGTAGGTGGCCAATGGAAAAGCAGCACCAGAAGAGTCTTTGGGGTATACCTTAAACTCATGGGTGTCGCCCAAATAGTAATTGATGTTATACGTTGCTGGAAATGTCATATACGCTCCTCGCTATATTATATCACGAGCTAGTCTTTTATGTGATAGCTTTTTGATTCAACTTTCACAACCGCAGGAATCTTTGGGGCCTCTAGGGATATTTTTACCACAATGTTCTCTATCATAGCCTTCCCCCAGTTACATCACCGATTACTGTAATTGTTCCAACAATCGGGGTCCATACAGTAAATCTGTCGATTACAACCTGTAGGTCAAAAGATAGCTCTGCGACTGTTGACCTGACCCCTCTGCCCCAGAACTCTGTAAGGTCTGAGGTAGCGGTTATTACAATATCATTTCCATCGACGCGAACATCCAGATCATCGAAGATCTTAGACCTGTTGTCAAATGCAGTTGCCTCAAAGACCCATGTAGATGTGTCTACTGAGGTTTCCTCGTCTGACTCCAAAAACTGTACCCTAATAGAGGAGGTGTCGCCACGTGTAATATTCCATCGAATATTTACTGGCTCGATTCCCAAAACTTGACGTGAATTACTCATGATATTATTATACACCCAATTATAGGACTAGTGCCCAGGTCAGCGGGTATGAGAGAGACAGAAACCTGGACACTAGCCGTAACTATTTTAGCATATGTTTTTATAATCGTTATCAAAACTTTATAATTCAAAAAATATCTGTAAACGTATGGGAAGTAGGAGCGCGGCAAGAGATCTTTTTTCAAAAATTATATTTTTTTGTCTCTTCATGTTGCAAACTCAGTCAGTTTGTGTGTATAATAATTGTCATGGGGGTAGGGGGCAAGGGAGACTGGGAGATAAGAGATTAAGAGATATAAGATATAAGAATATATATAGTATATACTAATTAACTCTTATTGCCAAGTACACGAATAATTGTTGTGTACATGTGATCAATTTTTTCTGCCAAGACATTCATACTCTCTTTGTTGTCTTCTTCTACTTTTTCAATTTTTTCGTACAACTTCTTCTGATCGCGCTCGAGTCTGTTGACTGCGTCTTTCATACTTCCGCCACCATTAGGTTTGAACTCGGCCTTCATTTCATCTAGATAGTGCTTGACCAGCCATCTGATCATTCCAGCAACAACTCCCAAAACGCTTAAGAAAGCAAGAACTGGCGGGGCCCACGTAAGGTCGATATTGAAAGTTTCTAACATAACAATAACAATTATACAGGAGTTTATGAAGGTAACACCATATATAGTGCTTAAAGCTTCGCGGACTACTAGTTTTAAATTTTTTTTTAGGTTCTAAGATTCGCGATAAAGTTCGTCGCGAAATAGAGGTCCTAGCCACAAACATATGCTACAAAAGACTATAGCAATATGTGGAAATATCCAGGGGTATTCTTATACCAGGATCATTGAAAGGCTCAATACGGTAATAGCGTTAATAAGCATAATACCGAGAATGAGCGTGATGTCTGTTTTGTTCATACATCCATTATACCACAATATCCGAGCAAATGCAACTTGCAACAATAGCCCCGACATGCTATAATCAGGATATGAGCAAAAGAGAGAAAGATTCATTGATCATAGCGTCAATATGTGCAACCTGTCTTCTGATTGTGTTAGGTGTTATATCAATAGGCATTGTGTGACTTTATTTGATCAGGAATGGCTTCGCCATTGAATCCCCGAAATTTTTTGAGATATAATAGTCACATGGATTGTAATCATAACTGGCTAGTCAAAGAAGTACCTACTCCAAATGGAGGATACATGCGTTTACGCTTTTGTCATAACTGTAAAGAAACAGAAGGTTATGGCTTTGTTAGTAGAGAGCATGAGATTCAGTATTTGAATACGTTGCTTCAGGATGATCCCCCCGAAGATTTGTGATAGAATAGCATTATGAACTATGATCTTGACATATCAAACGATTTACCCACAGAAATCCTGGATATGTCTCTGATTATAGGAGAGAAGGAGAGACAAGATGGTTACGAGACCGATAAATAAAGAAAATTTTGTAGAGCAGCTACATAATTTCATTAAACAGCATAATATTGACCTAGGAATCAGACTAGGAGTGCCTGAAGAGCAAGTTTTGGCTATTATGGAAGATCAAGAGAGAGCCAATAAGCTTCTCTGTGGACATATTTATGACTTTATGGTCCTTGAAGGCTACGTAGAACGTTAAATACCCCCAAAAGTAACGCTATTATAACGTTTTCATAACGTTACCAAAATGTTATAATATAAATTTGCTTTTTTGGGACCAATATGCTACCAGATCTAAAATGAACAAAATTTCAATATTTTTTTAATGTGTATGATGCACGTCTGAAGAAAACAAAACAAAAACAATTAGTACGCACACAAACACCCCTACACCCCGCATAAACATTGGGCACTGGTGGGCCTAAAAAACTTTTGTACTACACGGCGTGTCGTTTTGACTTTGTCGGTGGTTGGGTATAGACTATAGGTATAAATAAATAAATAAAGATTCATTGTAACAAATAGAAAGTAGGTTCATAAATGAACATCACAGTAACAAAAGAAAACTTCCAGTCAATCCGTGAGAACGGCATTGGTAACGGTTTCACCGTAATCAACCCTGCCGACGGTTTCCGTAAGGATAACCGACTATGGTTTGGTAAGTGTTCAGAATGTAACGAGCAGGTTTCTAACTCTGCTCTAACAGGTGAGGGTTGGACTCACTCCATCACTACCGTTATTTCTTACCACGCCGATGGCGTAACACCTTGTCAAATGTCTATCAAACACCTTGACTACTGCCCAAAGGGTTAGTAGTTTCTTCGGTGTGTCGACTTGACATCCCGCCCAGGATCAGCGCCGAATGTAACAGAATGGTAACAAACGGCGTGTCGGCTTGACTTTTTGGGGATAGTGTGTAGACTAATAGTATAAAGAAAGTAGGAAATATGTACAGAGTAACATTCGCAGATAACGTTCTCAAGCAGGCTCTATACCCTGCCACTGAGTCAATCGAAACTCTAACCGAAAGACTAGAGTCTAAAGGATTCACTGTTGTAATGGTAGAGAGGTCGGCTAACCTTGACTAATCTCTACCCTGATACTCAGTTAGATAACTGTGCTGTATGCGGTCAGCTTGGAACTACCGCTCCAGATTTGTATGGCAAGACTCAGTTCTTCCACAAGGTACCCTCGCCTAGACTAAGCGGGTACTTCACATTCACCGCGACACACCTAGTCTAGGTGTTGACAATGTCGGTGGTTGCCTGTATAGTAATAGTATAAATAGAAAGTAGGAAATGATGATTGGTATTCCAGAAAACGCACAGTATCTGCTAGGCGGTATCCCTGACAGCGTGTTGCTCTTGACCTTGTCAGTGGTCTATGGTATCGTATGGTATAAGTTGGTAATCAAGAAAGCAGGTAAGTAATGGACTTCCAGAAACTAATGGACTTGGGTATGGACTCGGCTACCGCCCGCTACTCAGATGACGGCTCTGCTATTGAGCGTGACCGCAAGCGGTTCGTTGATGCGGTTGCCTCTCAAGATGTCTACACGCTTGAGCAGATTGAGAAAGCGGTATCTGATGAGATGAACCGTATCATCACCAAGATGAATGATGACTACAAGGCTAGGCAGGCAAACAATGCTTGAGCTATTAGTCTTGTTTAGTATCTTGTGCTTTGGTGGCTCTATTGCCTTAGGTGTTGCCGCCTACCGCCTTATCCGCCCCCGCCGTCGTCGGGCTACCTGGATAGGGTAGGCGTGTCGGCTTGACAGATCCACAAAAATGAGCGCCGATTGTAGGAATCACACAAAAAACACACCTAAACTTTGTAGGTAAATGTGCTTGACTTTTGGGATTTCTTCCTATAGAGTAATAGTATAAAGAAATAAAAGATACAAATAGAAAGTAGGAAAAAATGATTGCAGAAGTAATCAAGTATAAAGAAGATTTCGGACTATGCGAAATCTGTGATAACCACACCCCTAGGGTTGAGGTCGTAGAAGATGACTACACAGAAGTAGGTTGCCTCTACTGCTGGGAAGCGTATGGTGAAATAAATTGAGCCACTACTTTAGCCTCCTAATGGATGATGACTGTATCCGCTGCGAGTCTTGCGGGGTAAACCCATTCTCGCCTAAGGCAAAACAGCCCTGCCCTGACAGCCTATAATGTCAGTGGTTCGTGTTAGTATTTAGATAAATAGAAAGTAGGAAAAAATGTATCAAGCACAAACATTCAACCGCAGGAATAATGAACTGCTAATGGAATCAGACACCTTTGAAACTCTGGATGAGGCAACTGCCTTTATTCAGAACATTGGTAGAGGTGAAGGATTCTACACCACTATCTTCAAGCTTGATGCCGTCTGGTCTGACTTAGACTAGGCGTGTCGACTTGACAGGTCCCTCGGGATCTGGCGCCCACCGAACACTTGTTCGAATGTAACAGAATGATAACATCTTTAAGAAACCTTTAAGAACATCGGCGTGTCGCACCTAAAATGTCGGTGGTGTGTGTTACTGTATTAGTAATTAGAAAGTAGGAATAAATGAGCAAAGTAACAACAGTAAAAGACGTAATCGACCGTTTCGAGGCTACTCAGGTGGCTTTTGTTGAAAAGCGTGACGGTGTAACAGGTTTGAACACTATGGACCCCCGAGTTGTCGGAAGAGTAACTGCCCTAATGGCAATTACCCTATCTGAAGGAACAAAGTCTTGGGAGAGGTTTCTGAAACTAGTTGAAGAATTTGAAAACGACCTGACCTAAAATGTCAGTGGTTCATGCTAGGATTTTAGAAAGTAGAAAGTAGGAAAAATGACAACATTCAAATACAACCCAACCACAACTGAATTACGACAGGCTTATGAAGTTGCCTATGGAGAAATGGGTGTCTATCACCTTCTAGGGGCATTGTCAGCAAATGTTGCCCCCGAGGTTATTGAAAGACTTTATAATGATGCTATTAAGAGGGTCAGAGATGAAATGATGGAGAGTAAGTTAGTTTGTGTTTATTGTGAAAAGCTATACCCTGGAGATACAGCCGTATGTCCAGAATGTAATGACTACGACGGATTTATCCGCGTAACTGAAGGAGGAGAGTAGTATGGTAAAGTACCCTGAAATCGAAGTTGAGTTGAGTGGCATTGACGGAAACGCAATGTCTATTATGGGGGCTACAACAAAAGCCCTGCGTCGTGGTGGTGTTCCCAAAGAAGAGCAGGAACTCTACTTCAAGGAAGCCACTAGTGGCGACTATGACAATGTTATCTCCACTACAATGAAGTGGGTTAGCATTTACTAACAAAGAACTCCCCCTGGGTCTTGCGTCCTTCCTACTTTCCGCTTGACCTGGGGGGATCTTTGTGAGCGCCGACCTGTTATCCAACTGTTATAAAAAACCTTAAGAAGGCTATTGAAAATGTCGGTGGTGCGTGCTAGTGTTTAGGTATGAAGAAAAAGACTAATAAACTAGGTAAGGCAAATGAGGCTAGGCGGAAGCTGGAGTCAGCAGACTTGTTCCGTAAAATTCTCCTAAACCCGCACCTAGTTCAGCAGTCTGAAAAATACAAAGGAAGCCGTAAAGCAAAGACTGATAAGGCTATTAGAGAAAGTAGAGATAACTAATGGGTTCGTTACACTCAGTAGAACTAGTAGAGTCAGACCTTGACTTGGAAACTCAGATTACAATTCAATTAAGAAGCAACCATTACCCTCCCGTGCCAGTTTCAATGGTGCCAGTCTGTATTGAGGCTATTGACAAAGTCAATGAGGGAGAAGGCAACTGGCTAGTAGAGTTGCCAGAGGGAGTTTCTTATCGGGGAGAAACTTGTGCCCCTGCCTCCGCTATCGTTGAGCAACACCACCTGGAATACTGGATAGCAGAGTCTGAGTTAGACTAATGACTACTTATCTTATTGACACTTGGTATGTCGAGTATAAAGACGGATCAATCGCTCCCGTCCAAAATAGGGCAACTGCGAACTATCTTATAATGTCGGGGGATGCTGTTAGAATGGTAGACATACACCGAGAGAAACTAGGACTATGAAAAACGGCACTTACCTTATGGGGACTAATGGCAAACTGAAGCCACTAAATGTAAAGACTGGCTACTGGGTTGCCGAAAGAGAAATAAACTTATCAGATGTCAAGGCTGGACAAATTGTCGGAGTCTGGACAGATGAGAGCGGTAAGGAATGGATAGACGAGTCACACCTAGTGGCAGACCTATCCGACGCACTAACCCTTGCCGACGCGTGGGAGCAAATTGCTATCTATGACAACAACAATTCCGTTACCATTTCGTTATAGAATCATCGGCGTGTCGTTTTGACAAAGATAGCATTACCTGCCATAATAGATACATCAAGGAAAAGAAAAAGAAAAAGTCTATACAGAGTTGTTACCAAACTGTTACATAAATGGTATTGACAAATCTAATTCTTTCTGCGATAATAAATACATCAGCAAATCGTTGGTGTAAAACAAAATAGTCCCTCTGGGGCGGAACGGAAGCAAAATGTCAGAAATTACTGTTGGCTCACAGTTCACCACTCAGTCGAGTGGAGTGACTGGCGTAGTTCAGGAAGTCATCAAGAACGCAACTGGTTCATACCGAGTTCGCCTTGATGTCAATGGTCAAGACCGCTGGACTACTGTAAAGTAGTTTAGTCTTGAGGGGGGCAGGGTATTCCTACTTTCCCCTGTCCCTCTCACCAACTAATTTATAAGTAGATAAACATTCATAACACCTACCCCTACTAATGAGAGATAAATAATAATGGCTAGAAGCATTTCTGTAAAAATTCCAACTGTATCACTAATCGCAACTCTTGAGAATAAGATTGCCGAAATTGACGAGGCGATTGCTAACTACCCCGCAGAGCGTGAGCAGTATGAGAAAGACATAGAAACATACAAGGACAAAATGGCTCAAGCAGTTGCCAAGTTCCTAAAGAACAACTCTGCTAAAGTTGGCTACAACTATGACGACCTTGTTCGTATCAACCACGCATACAACGGCAGGTTGGAACTCACATTCGATACTGAGGCTCTGAACTTTCCTGAGCGACCAACTGAGC